TATTAGGGTTCCTCGGGCCAATTGATGTTCCAAGGGAAGCCCTCTTGCTCAGGAATGTCACGCAGCTCTTGACGATAATTTGCCCATGCAGAAGAATTCACGGGAGCATCGCTGAGTTGTGTCCAATCGCAATCGGCCAAGAGTTGATTACGTTGTTGACGAGCCTCTACAGATTTGCGCTCAAGACGCTCTGCAATCTCCTCCGCGCTGGCAGGGCTAACTTGCCACGTCATCACCCATTCGCCATTTTCTAGCGTGGGATTGGTTTGATTGCAGTTTTCTGTGGCTGGATCAAATGCTGGTGCGGGACGGTCTTTCACTGGAAAGACATTCCAATCTGCGAGCATTTGCTCAGATGGATTGCGAGGAAAGCTTGTGTTGCGATTGTCGCGTCGCAGATCGCCGATTGAATAGGGAAATTTCTCGACGGTCTGATTGGGGGCGAGGACGTACATAATCAGAAGAAAAGGTGAATGTTCCGCAAATTAAATAGCAAATTTGCGGAAGGCACGAACTGCCTCCGTGCTCGTCTTGAATCTGTCTATCTGTTCGCCATTCTGGAACTCCAGTGTCCACGCCCGCGTGGAGGTGCTCTCCGTGGATGACCAGTAGCTTTCCTCAGAAAACTCAACAAAGGATTCTGCACCACCACCCTGAAAGGCAGCAACACTTGTCTGCGCTGGATCTCCTGCTGTGTAATCCGACCCACGCTGCGGTACCGCATAGCTATTCGTACCGAATCCAATATCATTAATTTCAGTGGTTGGTTTCAAATTGTAATACGCAATCTCAAGCTCATACAGTGCAGGTAAATACCAATCGCTATAGCCGTTAATGGTCAAACCGGCGCAGAAATTAGCGGCGGGATGATTGGCATTAGCCATGTTGGCAGTATTAGCGGCACCATCATATTCGCTGCTAGTACCAGAAGTGCTGGTATTTGCTGTCTTCCACTGCTTAGTTGCACCTGAAGAACCAGAAGCCAGAGGCGCAACAATCAATCCATGAGTGGCATTGCCATCTGCAGTGTAACTAATTAAACCAGCAAAATACCCTCCTTCATAAAAATCGCCAATTTCAGGAAGTGTAGCCCCTGCAGCTCCCATGAACATTGCGCGTGTAATAGGATCCATGATCAGTCTCCTCAGGTGGTGTAATCAACAAGCGCAGCGCCGCGCCATGTCGTGCCGCCGTCATTCGTGACAAACATAAACAAGTGCGTTTTCGTATCTGTCAAACTCGGTGCCGTATCATCAGGCCATTTGACAGACGCAGGCCATGTAATGGCAGTGCTCGATCCAGTCACATCAACTTCAAGCGTAAAGGAATATGCTCTGGAAGAAGGAACATTGCTAAATGTAAATGTACTATTAGCGTTAATGGTTTTAGTGAAATAATTTGCTGTACTGCAATCAATATCAAGAGCTGCTACAGCCGTAATATTTGCTGCGTAAGTTCCACTTAAATCAAACTTAGTATTAGCAGCGGGAGAAGCAGTGCCCACACCAACACGGTTGTTGGCAGCATCAACATAAAGAACATTTGTATCAATTGCTACGTTACCACTACTGTCAATTGTTAAACGCCCTGTACCTCCTGTTGTTAAGCCAACCTGATCAGCACCGGGACTGTAAAGACCAGTGTTAGTGTCGCCTGCAGGATATAGTCCAGGAGATGCTGCGCTACCTGTTAAGAAGGAGTAGCCAGTGGCAGTAAATACTGCACTCGTCGTTGTGCCGCAACTTATGCCAACTTGATCAGCGCCGGGACTGTAAAGACCTGTATTAGTGTCGCCTGCAGGATATAGTCCAGGAGATGCTGCGCTACCTGTTAAGAAGGAGTAGCCAGTGGCAGTAAATACTACACTGGTCGTTGTGCCGCAACTTATGCCAATTTGATTAGCGCCAGGGTTATAAAGACCTGTATCTAGGTCGGAATCAAATGTAATGCTAGGAACAGCACTAGACCCAGAAGGATAAGTAACGCCAATATTCACATAGTCAGCGCCAGCAAGAATTACGCCAAAAAAATCTTGTCCAGAACCAGGTGCAGAACTAAAAATAATATTGCCGCCACTCAACCTAAAACCTTCAGTACCACTGTCATCTGGACGCTGTACAACGCCGTTGACAGAGATTAAGCATTGATTGCTAGATAAAGGAAAGGGAACAGGAGAAGAGCCGTTTACAGTTAAAGGAAATGAAGTAGTCGCGCCATTAAAAGAGCTACTAATATCATCAATATTTTTATAGCTGGGAAATGCTACTTGAAGATTGTTACCTAGATACACGGTTTTCCTTTAATCTTGTTACTTATTATTTTACTGGATCTGCACTAGGGCCAGCAAAAGAAGGTTGTTTAGGCCATACAACAGATTCAGAACTCAATTTAGAATACTTTTGAGGAATGTCCCTAAGAATTTGTCGATAAGCTGCCCATTGAGATTGGTCCAAGGTTGATCCTGGCGTCATAACCCAATCTGTTGATTTTAAAATATAATCTCGCTTCTTTCTAATATTATCCCAAGAAGAGTCATCAAGCTGTAGAACCTCTTCTGGGTGCTGGATTTTATAAATCTTTAACTCTAATATGTTGACTCTTTCTTCTAAAAAATAAATATAATGCTCTAAATCTTCTGCTTTTTTTTCGATGTTACCAATATTAGAAATAGTTGTTAAACCCATAACTATTCTCCTTATGGTGTTTGCTCAAGATAGCTAACAGTTAAATCAATTGCAGTTGCTGTTCCAGAACGTGCTTGAATCTTATCACTAGATTCAAGAATGATCTTATTGCCGTTGATAATTTCAAGTGTAGAACCAGCGGGAACAGGAGCATCTTTAATCAAATAAACATTATCACCACTGTTCTTATCGATATAAATATCAACATTGGCACTGGTACCTGTTTTGTTGGAAGCAAGAAGACCCAGAATAATAAGTGTTGCAGTACTACCGGTAGTAACTACTGTTGCTGATGCATCAGTAATAACAGCAGTTACCAGGCTTGACTTTGTATCGTTTTTGAAAGTATTTGCCATATCAGCCTAAAGCAACAATAAGTGCAAGTTCGTCAGTAGAAGAAAAGGATCCGTTCACAGTAAGATTTCCTGAGACAATTAAGTTACCTGGAATAGTAACTGCACCTGATCCATCTATTGTAAGTCTAGCAACTCCACCGGTAACAAGTGCAATTTGATTTACACCTGGACTAATGATACCAGTATCAGAATCACCAGCAAATTTTAAAGCGCAACTTGTTAGTGAACCAAGAGATAGAGCTGCATTGGTACAATCTTCTCTGAGAAGAGGATAACCACCAGCTTGTGTGGCATCGTGGACAACACAAGTTTGTTTGACGGTATCAACCGTAACTTCTCCAATAGCACCGGTAAAACCTGAGTGCTGTGTAGTTGTACCTCTACGAAATTGTACTTGAGTTGACATAATTCTATCCTAAAGCAATAGCTACAGCAGTAGCAAAGTCTTCTGTTGATATTGTCCCATTGCTATCTGGAACTGTCATTGTACGTGTCGTTGCAGTTGTAATACCAGAGCATTCAAAAGCAAGTTGTTTTGTATTGTCACCATCATCTCGTACTCTAAAACCATTATCATTGGTAATCAATGCAGCCGAAGTAACTGAAGTTAATCCTGCAATTGTTGTCAGAGTACTACCCAGTGCTGCTGAACTAGAACCTACTGTGATGGCTGAGTTTTGCAGCTGGCTGTTGGGAATGTTGCTGGTACCAAATTCACCAGTACCTGAGTTATATGTTAATCCAGAACCAACTGCAACACTAAAATGTGCTTTTACTTCACTAGCACTGGGGCCAGTGTAAGTAATAACACCGGTTCCAGAGTTATAGGATAAAGATCCATCTCCACCTGCATCCGTAACAGAAATAGAACCACGGATGTTAGCATCAGTAACAACTGAGAAATCGAAGACCCCAGTAGTATCGTTATAAGACAGTGAACCATAACCAGATCCTGTATTGGTTGCACTTAACGATTCAAGTAGTGCAACGGTACCTGTAGCATCGGGCAGTGTAATTATTTGATCAGCTGTTGGATCTTCAACAACTAAGGAGGTTTCAAAACCATCTGGTGTTATGCCTTCAAATTGAATCCCTAGACCATTAACGTTATATTGTGCTGATTCAATTAAAGTAAAACCCGAAAGCGTTGTTTTGGTATCACCAAGATTAACAAGGGTGCTACCAAGTGTTACTGAACTATTAGCAAGCTGAGCATTGGGAATGGCATTGGTACCAAACTCACCTGTACCACTGTCATAAGTTAAACCTGATCCAGCAGCAACACTGAAGTAAGCACGAACTTCAGATGCAGATCCAGATGGACCTGTGTAGGTAATGACGCCAGTGATGTTGTCATAACTTAAAGAACCATCGCCGCCAGTATCTGTAACAGAAATTGAAGCGCGTGCGCGTGCGTCAGTGTAATAAAGATTAGTGCTCTCAGTTAAATCAGTAGTAGTATTGCCAGCAAAATCAAGTTTATCTGTAGGAGTGTTGACCTCCTCAAGATAACCACTGACTAATGCTAGCGCTTTACGAGTTGCCATGATATTAACTTAAGAGAATAGGAACTTCAGGTTTAATGCACATCTGTGCTGTACTACCAGCTTCTCCAACCCTAGTTACAAACTGGCCAGCAGTTGAAGGTGGTGTCAATGTAATTGAACCAGCAGAGGCAGCGGACAAGAAATAAATCTTTCCTTCATCCAATCCTGATAACGAAAGAATACCACCAACTTGAATACTAATTACCTGTCCTGCATTTTTATTTTCTTTTGCAAAACCTAAGACTGTTGCTTCATCTACAGTTCCACTTGCAATTGCTTTATAGACTTCACCATCAGAAACGTTAATGTAAACAACTTGACCTTGAGAAATGTTTTCACCAGCTACCAAATCAATTGCAAAACTACTAGGTACCCTGGTTGGGTAATCTTCTTTTAAATCAATTAAAGCATCAACCAAACCCCTGAAGTTAGGAGTGTAAGGTTCACGCGCCATGGTTATGCCCTCTCCAATCATAAGATCAACAAGGACAGCAAGAGCGCCTTCTATGTTGGGCTCATATCCTGTTGCCATATAACCTTAAATTATTTCTTTTATTCTAAGTTGTTAAATCCTTTAGAATAGTAGTAGGAACAAATGCAATGAACAATGGCACCTGAAATTATTGCTGTAATAATTACAAGTGCCTTTGCTGCATTCACTGCAGTAGGCAAGGCATTGAACACCTTTAACGAAAAAATTCAAGAAAAGTTCAATGAGCTAGAAGATAAAATTGATGATGTAGAAGAAGATATGATTAAGGATTATGTCCTTAAGCAAGACTACATTCGAGAAATGAATGGTCTTAATCAAAAGTTAGATCGTATCTGGGAATTTATGATCAAGCAAGCAAAGGATTAAATTGCAGTCCAGCTGGCAGTAGATGTGCGATAGATATATAGAGTTGTAACAGATTCATCGTAATGAAGCTGGCCGTTAATAGGGCCAGAGGGGAAAGAACCAGAGCTAACAGAAGCAACGGCTTTAGGTTGTTGCCAGGATGTTCCATCATGAATATTAAGAATAGGACTTGAGGTTGTATTAAGCCACTGCTCACCTTTAGAAAGGTTTATAAAGCCTGTAGGGGCTGCGTTAGGTGGCGTTGAGTCCACATGAACCGGACCAACCTTGATGAGCCCTGTAGAGGGTGCTCCGGTGCTATCCGCAAAGTAAAGACCCGGATCAGCAGGATTAAGATTTAATGCCAGCTCTCCATCACCAATGCGAATTGGGAATGGTCTGTCATTAAGGAGACTGGAACGCCTGCTAAGGATTTGAATGGTCATATCAAGTGTTTAGATAGATACCAGCATCAACAATGATGACCTGCGGAACAAACGGATCATAGGTCGTACAATCCAATGTACTGCTAACTCCTAATGGAACTGGTTGTCCATTTAGGTATTTACCACCATCAATCTCACCAAACTGGAAGTCACTGGTGTAATCCGTAAGTGGTTGATCCAGCATACCGATTTTGGTATCTTTAATTAAGTTTTGATCAATATTAAATATTTTATTCATCATCAACAACATATTTGTTGTTGTATTAACCCTTACGCCATCACGATTCAATTCATCGCCTTCTCTTCTAATATCATCTGTCATCATCATGCTAATAAGATTCGCATCAAAGTTTCCAACCTGTTCTGGTTGATTACGCGCACCTGTAATTTCTTTAGCGCCAGTCCAAGGCATACCGTAATTCATCATAGCAAGACGTTCTGCTTGCTCTTTTGTACGTTCATTTTCTTTGGTCAGTCGTTCATAGAACTTAATTAAGGCATCGCCAATAGGTTGGTCACTAGGTTCTAGAAGCCACGTATTAACGTACTCATGGTTACGAAGATTTCTTACAGTGCAATAACCACTTGTAGTTTGACTGAACGGATAAATAATAACAAAATTATTGTCGTCAATAACCTGCGTGACAGTGTACTCACCAGAAATTGCGTTACCGCTTGTAAAATCTAATTCAATTCTTGTGTTGACTCCAAGGCCATGTCCTTCTGCATTGATTATAATGTTAGGTCCACCTGCTTGTTCATAACGTGCATTGAGATTAATTGGATCATTACCTTCATCATGAACAACAGACCACATTGCAGCGTAGATATGTTTGCACCACCTTGCCTGATAATAAAGTAAGTTGGGATAGGAAAAATTTGCCTTATCTTCATAACCAGGTAATTCATAAAAATTATTGACAGGGACATAACCAAATTCGTTGTAAACGCCAACATTATCTCTGGTGTTAACAACATTACCATCACGATCTAAACGTTGACCAGGTTTAACAATATCTGCTGGTGTTCTTGGAAATTTAGTTTTAGAAGAATCTTTGTAAAAGTTATAACTTTCTCGGCGTAAAAAATCTTGACAGGTGCATTGATAACGAATCTCAGTTGTTAAGTAGCGTCCAACTTCAAAACCTCGATGTGCTGGCGTGATTGTTTTTGTGATGCCTTGGGTGGCAGGCAACCCTGTTTCAGGATCAAAAATACGATTACCATAGCTATCATCACGTTGAAATAAAATCTCATTAGTTGTAATGTCAACGCCTGTAACGGTGTAACCCACGTAATCATTGTAATTGTAACCACGAATTCTTCTACTTAAAACACCAGTACCTGAAGTTGTTGACGGCGCCACAGATGTAACAGTGAATTGTGTTGAACTTGTGACAGTAACATCGTATAAACCTGGAATAGAAATACCAGTAAAGAAAGCAAGAAGTACCTTATTACTGTTAGAAAGACCATGGGCGGAAGAACAGTTAACTGTAATAGTTGTACCAGTTTGAGAGTAATTGAACACAACACCTGGATCACGTTCAATGACGCGATCAGCTAAACGTTCACCACCAAAAAAGTTAACAGGTGTGGGCAAGAAGCGTAAAGCAACACGCATTTCTGTCCACACTAAATTATCAAATGTTGTGTTCTGTTGGACCTGAACATTGCCACCAGTAGTAACAGAAGCAGAAGCAGTACAGGTAAATGTATTTAATGTTGTTGATGTAATTGTAAGCGTTTCATTTACACCAGCACCTGAAGTAAAAACAAGATAAACAGATTCTCCTGGATATAAACCATGCTCATTCAGTGTGACGATAATAGTTGTCCCAGTCTGAGAATAGGTTCCAGATGTGGGTGCTGTTAGATAACGAACACTTTCTATAGGTAACCCAAAGTTGTAAAAACTAAAACTATTCGTATCACGAACAGCAACGATCTGTTCTCCAATTTCTGGATTGCTGCTTGGGAACGTAAATACTCGTGCGGGAATAAAAACACCAGGAAACTGCTGGAAAGCAACGTACATCCTGAAGTCGCCACGGGTGTTGCGTTCTGTGGCATTAGATCCTAGGTACGTTTGAGTAATGCAGTATAAATCGTAACCACGCCTCCATCTAGACCAGAGGCTGTCGTGATCATAAAATCTAATGCGGCTGGTTACAGAGTAATCATCTGGTGTGAACTTATAAGGATCATCATCTCCAAGATCATATTTCTTTTTACTCTTTTTACTTACATCATCAAATCCTTTGAAGCTAGCATCAAAAGATCCACCAAAACTCTTTTTTTTACGCGGCATTGATAGTTAACTTTTTATCTGGTGATCCTGGATAAGGATAATTTACCTCAGGAACACCCATCATTCTTCGCCAATTATTGGCAATGTTAACAGCTAAACGCCAATTAATATTATCTTGTTGGCGTTTATTGATCATCAATAGTAACCAGCTTGGATATTAACGTAGAAACCATTGGTCAGCGCAGTAGTGCCACTAACTGCAGCATAAAGAGCAGTACCACGAGGAAGCATCAATCCACGCATCTTTGGTGCTACTTCATTGTTAGCAGAACCAAAGTTAGAACCAGCGTGAGGAACTGGATGATTAATAAGAGGAAGTTTCTCTTTAAGCGTCAAGCTGTAATTTTGATCTGCAGGAGTTGCTTCTACATTAACCACAAACACAGGCAAGAATTGATTGGTGCTTGTAATGATTCCGGTATTAACAGCGTAGAAACAAATATCAATTGGATTATAAATATTAACGTTACCGGAAGTGTCAAGACTGTTACCAGCAGTCATCGTAAATGTGGTGCCGGTAATGGCAGTAACTGTTAGTTCAGCATCAGTTGCTGTACCACTGGTGAAGTCTAAATAAAGGCTTTGACCAACCTTCAAGTTATGGTTGGAAGCAGTAACAGTTAAAACAGTGCCAGGAGTACCTGAAGTGGAACCATCATCACTCTGAACATAGGTACCAGTCAGAGCAGTTTTGGCATCAACAAAAAGGTTAACATCTTTGGTGTAACGAAGATAAATCTCATCAATATAAGCACCACTAATTGATGTATCTGTCAATGCAGAATCAACATCAAAAACTTTTGTTGCATTGCCAACTGCAGTTGGAATCAAACTGGTAGCAAACAACTGACCAGATGCAACAGTCAGTAGTGTACTAGAGGACGCTGGACGGTCAACCAAAAGTGGTTGCTTATTGGAACTTGATGCTGCCAATGTTTCTACCCTATGTTGTTTTTATTTTAGCTGATCAAACATCAAGATGCTTGTTCAATTTTCTTGCCTGCTTTTGACGTTTATGTTCTGAAAGCCAGAACTCCATGTACATAATTTCTTCTGGTGCAAAGAACTCAGGCTGCTTAAGAGCGTTCTTGACCAGCTTCTTTTTGCTTGTCACGATTGGATCGACTCTTTTCTTCCATTTTAACGCGAGCCTTCTTTACTGCTTCTTTGCGACGTGAGTTATCAGATTCTTTTTTGTTTTCATCTGTCTCTACATCTTTACCTTCTTTCTTAGCAGCTTTTTTCTTGAAGTGTTCAAGAAGCTCAGGAGGCATTTTGTTCTTTGCCATGGTCAACTAAAATAGGTTGGATTATTAAAATAATTTGTAGGAGCAGATGCAGCTTTTGTAAGCAGGTCTATAGGATTAATTTTAAGTCCTGTAGACATTTGAGGTGTTTCGAGACCTTTACCAATATAGTATCTTAAGAACTGAGAACCAGGATCATCGGTTTCTTTTGGTTCTATTCCTCCAGGGACAATTAAGTTGATGTTAATTGGCTGACCAGGTAGTTGAGTCTGCGTTGTTTGTGTGGGAACCGTCTGTTGTGTTGTCTCTGGTTTAAATTCTTTTTGTTGACTTGGTGTTATGGGTTGATTAGGGTTTTTTAAAAACGCACTAATATCTGCGCGTTCAGCAGCTGTTGCTTTATCGCTTGGTCCAATCCAAGGACTAATACTTCCCGCTTCTTTAATATAATCTAAGGCTAATTTATCTTGAAGTTCTGGAGTAAATTTTTGACTGGGGTCAATTTTAAGTTTTGAAACCCGTTCTCTTAAAGTTGGACCAATAAATTGATAACGTCCAACTGCATGTAGTTTTCCTTTATTAATCCATTCAGAATTAGAAATTCCTGTGTCTTTTTGTAGATTCATAATCTCACCAACAGTCATATCAGTGAGAGGACGGCCACCATGTTGTTTCATTTTGCGGATGTCACCGCTATAACCTAAAACCCCGCGACCGCCTGCAATTCCAATTTGATTGACAGCTTGGTAGCCACCAACTGGATCAGATTCATACTTACCAATAATGTCTAAAACACGCCTTGGATTTGCCATGATTACCTACCTTCATTAGCAAAATAAATCCTGGTACCAACAGCAACATCAGCTGGACCTGGTAACGCTTGAATAAACTCAGCACCTTCTCGATTAAAACGATAACGTGCTTGTTCTGGATTACGATAGTTTGGAACGTAAAGATGTAGAGCAAGACGATCACATTCATACATGTAGATCTGTGTCCACGTCTTCAACGTTTCTTTGTAATCCGTTGTGCTGATGGTACGGTCAACATCACCGGCAATGTTTTCACGGCGACCAGCAGGAGTAATGTCATTGTTAACACTACCTGTCATATCAGTACGCTTTTCTGCTTCATCGCAGCGCGTAACCTGCTCTACAATTTTGGAGTACCAATAAGAATCTTGAATGTTGCTAAGAGCTTCCTCAAGTCGTGCCAGATCACCAGCAGGAATTGATGTTTGATTGTATCCCAAGTGCCATTGCACTTTGGACTTAAGGAAGTTATCTAGCTGCATTACAAATAACTATTTCCAATATTATTCTACACGAACAAGATTCTCTTTAAAGATTTCATCCCAATCAATACGTTTAATTGCACGTAGTTGTTCAAGCTTCAAAAACTTCTCTCCCATCATGGAAGATTGTAGATCTTTAATATCGCGTGCTGTTTTAAGACCAACACCAGGGAGAGCATCAGCAATCTGACGTGCACTGGCAGTGTTGATATTAATCCTAGTATCAACAGGGAACGTTTCTTTTTTGGCAGGAATTGGTGGGTTAACACCTTCTGCTTTCAGAGATTCAGTAAGACGTTCTTCTGTTTTAATCTTTTCAGTTGTTGCTTCAAGATGGGGTTGAAGATCTTCTTCATGAACGTAAAGAACTTCATCTTGAGCATCAACGCACATCACAATTCCATCTCCATGTTTGGAGATCATTTCAACAAGAGAACCTGTTGGTTTGTATTGATAAAGCATCGAAGCAATGAGGGCTATCAATACAATACCAAACTTTACCTATAAACATAAAAAAGGGCCGATCCTAAGATCAGCCCAATTTTAATTGATCTAAAAAGATCAGGTGTCGTCGCCGCCTTGCTGAGAAGCAAAGTCAATAAACTCTTGAATATCATTCCAGGATACCTGAGCAGCTGGGCGCAGGTAGTTCACACGGCAGATGATATAAGCAGCTTTACCAGCAGTTGAGTCATCGGCGCTAATAAAAACACCTTCACCATCAACAGTTGTTGAGGTGACGCCATTAACGTTGTATGCTTTGAACGTGGTGTCTGCAGTCACCTTGTAGAACATAGAATCTGCAGCATCAGCGGCCACAATACCGCCAGTGGTAACAGTGGTCCAGAAAGGAATGTTACCGACGGTGGTATCGCCAACACCTTGAGCCCAAGCAGAGCTTGCAGCAGCAGGAGTGATGGCGCTAGCAGCAGCCAGACCGTTGGCCTGAGTAGCGGGAACACCCAAAGGTGCACCAGCGTTATCAGGACCAAACAGAATGAACTCACCAGTGGTACCGCCGAGGTCAGCGGTCACGGGGGAGGCAGGGAATGCGGGCTCGCCACCAGCAGGAATGTCCTGGCCAATAGCAATAGAAGCACCGTAAACATAAGCAGGACGTGCAGCAGAAGCTTGCACAACCATAGAAGTACGATTATCACGCACACGATCATCAGGACGACGATCGGGAGAAGGGATAATCAGCTCAAAGCTCTTATAGCTAGCTTTATCAGCAGCCAGGTTTTCAACCTTGGCATAACCAATCAGCTCATAAGCTTCGATACCAGGCCAACCATACACACCTTCAGTATTGAAGGAGGAGAGGCGGTTAATTTGAGTACCGGGCTGCAGGATAGCACCGGCTTCAGAACGATAAGTAGCCATTGTTTAATTAACCTCCTATATCACTCAGTAATGGTAAAGGCAACAGTGGTGAAGTCCTTATTCAGATTAGCAAAACCAGCGTAGAGTTGCCAGATAAGAATAATGAAACGGCTGAAGTCATCATTGTTGTTGATGAGGACTTGAGCGTTAGGACCACCGATACCAACACCAACGGCCTGGGGACCGAAGAACAGAGCCGGGGGAGTATCATGAGAAATAGCACCAGAACCGTCACCAATGTCTACAGTAATGGACTTGGAGGGGAAGTTGGTGGACTCGAAGAAACGCACACCCTCGAACACAAAGCCGGAAGGCATTACGGGCTCACCACCCACGAACTGGGCTTGACCATACTGGCCTCCACCGTAGAGAGCAGCGTTAGGAGCCATCATACCCATCAGGGGATTAGGCTGACCCATGCCAGGGTAACGCGCCACTTCACGGAAGCCTTGATCGGCACGCAGATCCTTCATGAAGGAGGGATCAGCAATACAACGATAGTAGCCATCAGCAAAGACGGGGACGTTACGCTTACGAAGACCTTTAACCACTTCGAGGAGGTCAGTCTTCACATTGAACTTGAAGCGCTCAGAAGCGTACTCAGTAGCAGAGTAAGCAGTCAGAGTAGTGGTACCAGTCTTGGCTTTGTTATTAGGATAGTAATAACCGCCTTGAGTGTCGGAAGATTGACCGCGAGATTCTGCCTTGAAGAGTTCATCAAGGAAGACACGATCGCGCCAACGACGGTAGTCATCAAGCAGGGTGAGGCTGCCGATGGACTGGTGGAACATGTTCAGATTGCCAGTGTCCAGAAGTAGACGCTGAGCAGTCATCAGGGTTTCACGAGCAATCTTAAAGGTGCTCGGAAGATTGGTGTTATTCGGATCAGCAGGACCGGTATACTCACGGAGAGACACCAGCACTTTATCCTTGACAATAGACCGGCTGTTAGCAGTACCGATCGTTTGATCTTGGGTACGCTCACGGCTGGTCTTAGTGCCAGGATTACCGAAGAAACGGTAACGGTCTAACTGAACAGTTTGACCAGGTTGCTTAGTGAAATCGTGGACAACCACAGGCTCGCAAGCCATTTCCACGATGTATGCAGGATGGGGACGGTAAAGTTCCGCACCAAGCAGTTTTGGAAAATCGTTATCAATAAACATTGTCTATTCAGCGTAAAGGGTAAGCTGATGTCAGAAGCCTTTAAATAAAGACTTCGATAACAGACAAACTGTTATCACTCCTGGAACAACAGTCCCATTACTTAAAATTATACCAG